AACCGCTCTTCTTGCAAGAACTGCATCAGTTCTGCCGTTTCTTCATCAGCACACTCTGGATTATCTCGCGCTAATTCTTGCACTGCGCGACCTTCTTCCATCATTTCATCCCAGAAGCCTTTATGATCACCAAGGTCTTCACCTGCAATGGTGAACGTACCAAAAGAACCTCTGCCTTTTTCCTGGCGGAAATCACCGAGCCCAACTAACTGACCAGCGTTCTGCACCAAAGACGAAATAGACATTGCACTAAAGTTAGGCGTAGCAAACCTAATCTCTACCTCAGCACACCAATTAGGAAGATAAGCACGAGTACGCATATCTGGTGTGCGGTTCATATCAGCAGAACGAACTACGTCAATTTTAAGGTACGGCTTACCCCAAATATTAATATTGGTTTGCGGTAAGAAGATTAGTCTATTTACGCTAGTTTTATTTACACCAGCAGTTTCAAGCGCAGCAGTAGCCATTGCACCTTTTACACCAGCAGCAGGGAAACACAGTAAAGTATCGCCCTTCATTTGCGTGTGCATAGAGTCAATAAACTCTTGCTCTGGATTATGCTTGATTTCTTTTTTCTCAGCCGCAGTCTTACGACCTGCGCCAACGAGTAAGTCTCTCTTAGCTTTGGACGACATACTATTAAAGTACATTGGCGTCTGACCAATCAAACGTAATTTAATCGTACCCTGCTTAATTACAGGAATGCTAATAGAGTCATTTGTTTTCTTTACAGCCATTTTACCCTCCAGTATCTATCTGTAAAAGTTAAGTGGGTGGCTTTACGGCACTGGTGCCACCCAAACCAGCTAACGACTCTGTAACGTAGAATTGCCGTTAGTACGCCTTTTTAAGTAAACACCGAACTATTTAAGCGCCCAAGACGGAACTGTTCCAGACGCTGTAGCTGGTGGCATTTGACCTTGCTGACCAACGGGAGCCGCGTTACTAGCAGTGCCAGCAATGTAGCCTTCATCCCCAGGAATCAACGGAGTGGTCATTTTATTCTTAGCCGGATAGCCATTCTTCTCTGGCTCTACACCAATTAAGAAACAAAATTCTTGGCCTTGCAAAACTTGGATGCCAGCAATATTACGCTTTTGCTGCGCCTCTGCGGACATATCGTCTTTTCCCAAGTTATGAATACTATCCACGATAAGACGTAACGTATTCAAGCCAATATTTCTCGCAACTGGTACGCCGTTAGAGTCCATCTTATCGCCGTGGATAAAAAGGTTATGCCAAACACGCCTTTTATCATGCTCACCACCAATGATGGTAAACTCCATCGGGCAATATACAGCGCTAGACGACATTGACTGTTTAAACAAGTTACCCTGCCCAAACTCAGGCACTTCCGTATCGCCGCCTAAAAGATTAATAATTCCACGAGCAATCGTTCTATCTGGGATAATTTCCAAAGGCTTTTGCTCGTTACCAGCTTCAACTTGATTTAGATTAAGCATTTTCCATATTCTCCACTTCAGTAGGTTTCACAAATTCCATAGGGCGTTCATTGTTTGGCTTATCGCCACTCATCTTTTCCAGAAGCTTACCTAAATGTGGCTCTTCCAGAAGATCAAGTCTGCCAGACCTATCCTTCGCTGGATAGCCCCATTGGTTAAGGGTCTGACATACAAAGGCACGGTAAGGCACCCCATTATCATCTTGCATGATTGCCATAGTGATAACTTCATCCACAATTCCTGGCAATTCACGACTTGTCTTGGCACCTTCAAGCTGTAATTCAAAAGTCTCACGACCATAATCATCTACTTTCTGGTCAAGGATACCAACGAATACAACATTCTTATCACGAATATGCTGTAAGTGAGACAACCACCCCATCATTTCACGACCCTGCATACCGTAGGCAGCACGAGTATCTAGTTTACCAGTACGCTCACTCTTGCACTCAGGTTGATTTTGACAGTGCGTAAAGCAAAGTCTAGCCGCTACTGTAATGGAGTCTACAAAAATGGTGTCATACTTCGACAGGACATCTGCCGGATCACCATACGTCTGACATACATAATCATAATGCGCTCGACTATATGTAGCATCTTCACCTAGCGATGGATTAGGACCACCTAGAAACACCGCAAAGTCACGGCACTCTGTCCATGTACGCGGACGGATAACATCAATTGAAACACCTTCAATCGCTGCATCTCCGGCCTCCAAGTCCATAAACAAGGTTTTGGATGAGTCCAAGGTGCGGGCAAGAGAAGTCTTGCCCACCCCAGATGTGCCACAAATCACAAGCTTGTGGCCCTTTTTTTCAGCTAATCGCTGTTCAGCAGTAATAATGTTAAGCATCATCACCCTCCTGAATATCTACTGAGACACCTTGGAGATGGACAGTTCTAGCTTCGCTCAACATCTCTTTAATGATTGGTGGAGCAGCATTAAACTTTGCTTCTGGAATGGTGTAAGTCACCTTAGCGTAGTGCCGAGCAGTATCTTCATCCATAGCGTTGAGAGCCTTGACAACCATGCCAGGTTCCCACTCCACCTTTTTCTTGATGCTAACTTTAATTTTAAAGCCACTATCTTCAACAGTTACGTTACCAAAATCTTTACCCTGCTGACGCAATTTATCTTGCGCTCGTTCAAGGTAACGATCTTCTAACTCACCTTTGATGGCTTTTACTTTTTCCTGTGCTTCCGCAATTTGTTGCTCAAGCTCTTTTTTGAAAGCTGCAAGCTCGAGCAACGATGTGTCGGAGGTCACAGACAATTTAGTCTGTTTAGGCATAATTGCCTCCTACGTTACGTTAATTTAAAAAGAGTCGTTACTTCTTTTGATAAAGCCAAGATAGTGATTGATAGTTTACTTTGCAAGTATTTTCTTTATTTTTTTTTAGAAATTTTTATTTCGAGGTCATTTACAATCTTCATAAGTTTCTTTTTTAGGCGGAAAACAGCGGTCTCCAGACCCTTTGCATCTTCGACAATAAATTCTTCAGAACCGTCTTGATTTATCTCGTAATAGGTAAAGTCGGCTATATAAGTACAAACTTTTTGCTCGTTGATTACGATATCAAAACGAACCTGTGTTTTTAAATCACGAATATGATTAGCACGCTGCAACATGACTAGCTGACCATATCGTTCAGCCTCCCACTTGCTATCAAATAATATTCCCAAGCACTCAGTTTTCTTTGCATTGAATTTATTTTTTTGGTAAAATCTATTATAACTTGGCATTTTATGGTGCTTTCAATATGGAAAAAGATAATAAGAGATGGAAGTCGGTAGGTATAGATCTTACCACCTACAACAAATTACGCAAGATTTGTGAGGAAGAAGATAGAAATATTAGCCAGCAAATAAAGCGTATGGTTAATAAAGAGTATCGTGATACATTTAAAAATGACTCACTTGGCATAGGCTCAGTGGGTTAACATAGGAGGGCATAGTATGTTCAGTAAATTTATGAGAATATTTTTTCCAGCTTGTTTCCAAGAGGAAAAACCAAAGAAAAAAAAGCGTGGAAGAGGTAGGCCAAAAGGCAGCAAGAATAAGAAAAAATGAATATTTCTATCGGTGACGGTTCAATGCAAAAGAACATAAGAGATGGTTTGTGTCCTAGATGTCAGACACAGATGCAGCCTGTTGAGGTGCATGGTCATGTTCAATGCTCCGTTTGCCATTTGGTTATAGAAGAATGTTGCCAAGGAGAAACCGCATCTTGTGGTGTTGACCCAGACGATTTAAGCAATAGCGCTGGGTCATTATCCTAAATGACAAACCAACTTAGTTTTTTAGAGCGATTTAAAGTTGTGTTAATGCCAAGCGAATCTGACCCAGATTTCAAATGGGCTGTCTGGGATAACGAGAAAAACAAAATGCGTTATCGTGTGACAGACAAAGATTACGCTGAAAAGCTAAAAGGCTTGTTAGAAAAAAAGAGTTAGTCAGCCAGGGCTCTCATGCGGTCTACTAAACGCCGTGCGCGGTTTGGCACTTGCGTATACCATTTCGAGTCAACCATAGCGTCAGCGGCTGAATTCCATGACCTTGCGTCCACAGCAGCCTTCATATCCTTGAACTTACTTAACCGAGGCCGACCCATGTTGAACATCATGTTGCAGATAATATGCTGTGCTTCCTCTGGCAAATCATCAAAATCAGGATACAATACTTTGCATTCGTCAATCGTCACTGCCATGTCTAACGCAAAGAGGTTTTGCACACGATCCTGTTCGACAACTGTGCCGACAGGTTTACCGTGTTCTTTATCATTTTCAGTGATTAGATGACCTATACCGCAAGTTGGCAAACCAAGATGGTCCAAATAAATCTCGTATTTGCACCCTTCATCTTCAGCGATTTCTTCGCGTAATTTATCTTTGTTCATTAAATAAGTCCTGCTGTTCCACCAGTTATACCAAGAGTTCGTGCCACTGCTGGGTTCTGTGCGGCCCTCTGTCTAAGTGTTGGTTGTGCTGCGGGCTGCTGAGGCGGAACAACTGGAGCTTGCGCCATACCCGAAGAATTGTTCGGGTTTGTAACCTGCTGCTGCAACTGTTGAATCTGTTGACCGATGCCTGTTGTGTCAATAGCATCGCCAACCACAGTTTCTATTTGTTGCTCTGCCTCACGCACGCCTTCCTGACTTTGCTGTCCAAGAGACTGCGCGATTAATCTGCCGAGTATTCTTGCTTTTGCTTCTGCTGTTTCCCCAGCGGCAAGCTTTTCATAATCTTTTACAATTTGTTTGTAGTAAGGGCCAGACTGCAAAAGTCTTCCAACAATTGTAAATTTAGCCAGTTTGCCAAGGTTTTGAATCGGGCTTGCCGCAATATTAGCCGCAACCAAGTCACCGCCCGCAGCAGTGCGCGAGTTAAAGTCTAATATCCTGGCAAACTTTGCCATGTCTTTGCCCATTTCTTCGCCAAAGATTGCGGATAATTTGCCGCCCTCATCAGCATCTAAAAGACGTTTTGCAAAAGCGCCAAGAGCCTTACCATCTGTTGTTAGCGTGTCTCCAAAGTCGGATATAAGTCGCTCCATATAATTACCGCGTATTTTTTGCAACGCCGCTTCATCTCCTTCAAACGCATTAAAAATCTTTTTTATGTCTGTTGCTGATGTACTTCTATTGGCGATCAGTTCAGCCGCCATAACAGGATTTAAATCGCCAGTTTGCAATTTACGCAATGCAGAGCTTCTTTGCTCATCTCTCGCAGCCCTTTGAAAACCAACCAAAGCTTGAAGTTTTTCAGCTAACGGTGCCTCATCGCCAATTTGAGCAATGATTGCGTCCATGTCAGCCTGCTTCATATTTGATAAACCAATCTTTTCCATTTGGTTAGCAAGAGCTTTTACTTTTGCCGCATCTGCACCGAACAATACATCTGCCGTTTTACCAAGGTCTTTGATGGCCTTTGCAAACGCAGCGGGTTTAAACTTAGTCGGGTCAAAATCATCAAGACGACTAAGGCCTGAAGTAGACAAAGCATCGTTCAACCATTGACCAGCCAGTTGCTCTCTAAATGCCTCTTTGTTTAAAGATGCGCCGCCTTTGCCTTTTACGCCTTTAGCCGCAGCAAATTCTACTGCATTTAAAGCCCTTTGCAAAACGAGAGGTTTGTCGTTGCGAATGATTTTATCCATAGCAACATCATCAACGCCTATGGGCTGATTGCCTCTTGCTTTAGCAGCAATGTTTTTTATAATTCCGGCGGCTTCAATATCTTCAAATATTTGTGCGCCTTCATTGTACATCTTTCTAGCTGGTTCAATAGCTTCAGATGCTCTTTCAAGAATAACTCTATTTGCATCTCCTCCTGGAACTCGCAAATTGTCAAGCGTGGCTTTAATATTGTTTGTAGAAAGCTTGGCATCAACCTTACGCATTAAGTCATTAATATGACCACGTTGAATGTTATTCTTAAATGGAACCCTCGATAAGTTGTCACTCAATGTCTTTCGTAAGTTGTAAAGCTCTAGGAATGAAACATTTCCTTGTTTCCCAAGGGCATCAATACCTTTTAAAGCAGACTTCAGCTCCATCATCGTGTCGCCTGCTAGACCCGTTTTTTCAATATCTCTTATTTCTTTTACTGCTGCGCGTATATTGTCTATTCCGAACAATTTTTCGGAACCACCAGCAGATTCTAGGGCATCATCAATTGGCTTAAATGCAACTTTTACTTCATTATCGAAAGCGTTTCTTGCCCCAATGAGGATATCAAACACATCTTCATTAAGGTCCATATTTTTCTCAGCAGCCGCGCCTAAATCATCCCCAAGGCCGCGAAGTGTTTGCAGGACAGCTTTCTGCGCCGCTACTTGTGAGGCAGCTAATTCAGCGGCTTTAGCGCCTGTTCCTTCCAATAAAATACGACCAGCCTCATCGTCACCAACGGTGTCAACTTTACTGCGAAATTCAGCAATTTTTTCTTGCATGACGTCATTGTTTTTCTTGAGGCGCGGAGATGAGCCAAAAATCTTTTCTACAATACCCTGTTGACGAGCCACAACAGAGGGGGCTCGTATTGCGCTTAATGTAGGGTTGATGCCCATTTCAATAGACTCAGCGGCAACCTTTAGCTCTTCTTCTGTTAAACCTTTACCTGCACGCATTGTGCTGCCAACACCTCTGCCGACCAGTCCAAATGCACCAAGGGTCAAGTCGGACAAGAAACCTATTTTAAACTCTGTCTCTAGGTCTTTTCTGACTTCTTCCGCCGTCTGGGTTTGAACGCCAAGTTTAGCCTCAATCCCCTCTTCTAATGCTTGCCCAGCCGAAGAGCCTACACCAGCCCCTAGTGCGCTGACAAGCAACATTCCCAGCGGACCAGCAGGCGCACCGAGTATTGCGCCACCAACACCGCCACCAACACCGCCGACAATCTCTGGCACAACGCCAGCAAAGTCAGCAAGGTCGTAGCGAGTAAACTTATCCTCATCAATCAGTGTTGGCTGCGACAATTCAACGCCAATTTTTGCACCCCCCGATGGAGTCAAAGCTAAACGTCCGCGTGAGTCACGGGTATAGTCTTCTTCTGTCATGCCATACAAAACACGCAACTGAGCTTCTGCATCTCCTTTTGTTTCAGCGGCAGACAGCTTT